AAACGCAGCCTGAATATCGCCTTCGCCGTGGAAGTCGGACCTCAGAAGGGCTCATGGAAGGGTGGCCTGATGGGTACCGGCATCGACATGCTGCCCGGCGAACTGCATGAAGCGGCATTCCGGCGCTACTGCGAACAGGAACACCGCGACAAGGGCGGCCGGTACCGGATCAAGTTCATTGGCAAGGTGGCCTGACCATGCTCCGACGCACCGGCTTCGCCCGCAAGGTCTACGAACCCACTCCACCGGCCCCACTGCGCCCGGTAGAGCGCCGGGCTACGTATGCCGGCCAGGTGTCGCTGGTGCTGGTGCCCAAGGAGAACGCCATCCAGAGCGAACCCTACATGAGCCTGGTGCGCGCCATGGCCTGCATGCACTGCGGCCACCCGCCGCGCTCGGACTTCGCGCATGCCGACCAGGGCAAGGGGCAGGGCATCAAGACCGATTGCCGGCGCGGATTCCCCCTATGCCGGGCCTGCCACCACCTGATTGGCAGCACCGGCAAGCTGGGGCGCGACGAGCGCCGGCGCATCGAGGCCGAGTACGGCGCCAGGACCCGCGCAGCCGTGCAGGCCGCCGGCCAGTGGCCGAAGAAGTTACCAGCATGGAAGGAAACACCATGAACAGACGCACCCGCATGGCGCAATTGGTCGAGGACCTGACCGAGGCCGGCGAGGCCCTTGAGCAGCGCCTTGGCTATGTCGAACAAACCAACGCGGAACTGGCGGAAGCCCACCGCATGGACCGCGCCCTGTTGTCAAGCCTGAGCGACAAGCTGCGATACCAGCAGCAACTGCTGGACGACGCCATAGCCATCGCCGGAGAGATGTCGGTGCTGTTCCCGGCCACCGGTGAACTGAAGGCGCCAACACCGCGGCAGCAAAGAGAGTCCTACGAGGTGCACGTCCCGGAGCCATTGCCGTATTTCTGCGGGGACGTGCCGTTGCAGGCAATTGGCTTCGCGGGCCGGGTGGAGTCGCTCAAACTCATGATCGCCAATGTAAGGCCAGATCACCTGCGCCGGTCGTTGCACGCCCATGTCCGATTCGCCGGCGGCGAGCTCGCCTACGGAGCCACCCCGTCAGCCCTGTACTCCATGCCCCGCGACAAGCTGATCAAGCTCATCACCGAAGAACTGGGCAAGGCCCTGGGTGACCAACTCTGGAATGCACTGCGATGATTAAATCCTCACGCCCTGCCGGCCGCCGAGGCCCCACCGTGGTCTCCAATGAGGCCGTGTTCCAGTGCTACGTGGATCTGTGCGGCGCCAACCCACCCGTTCAGGCCACCCGCCAGGCGGTGACAGAGCAACTGTCGGTGCCGTTTCGGATCATCGACGAGCACACCGATCGCCTGCTGCGCGCCGGCCGGCTGCGCCGCGTGTTGCCCGGCGTGTTCGAGCCCGTGGGTGTAGTCGAGGTGCGCGCCGTGACCTTCACAGCCATGCCCGACGGCGGTGGCGTGCTCGAGATCGGCGACCAGGTGATCAATTTCCGCTCCATGCGCGAGGGCTGGGCCGCCTACGGCCAGATCGAGGGCTGGCTCAGGAGCAAAACCCGCGCGCTGCGCACCGCAACACCACCCAAGGAGTAACCGATGACCTACGCACTACCCCGCCCGCTGGTGATGGCCACCGGCGTATTCGACCTGCTGCATGCCCAGCATGTCAAATTGCTTCAGGAGGCCCGCAGCTTCGGGGCATCGCTGGTTGTTGGCGTCAACTGTGATGCCGGCGTGCAGCGCCTCAAGGGCCCGAGCCGCCCCATCATCGGCCAGGACGACCGCCTGCGCATGGTGGCGGCGCTGCGCTGCGTCGACCATGCCGTCCTGTTCCACGAGGACACGCCCGCCGAGCTCGTGCGCGCCTGGCAACCCGACATCCTGGTCAAGGGCCACGACTACCGCGACAGCGTGCTCCCGGAAGCTGAAGCCCTCAAGGCATGGGGCGGCCGGGTGTGGATCGCTGACACATCGAACCGCGAGTCCACCACCGCCATCATCAACCGCATCAGGAGCACCCCATGAACCGCGCCCTGTTCCTCGACCGTGACGGCGTCATCAACATCAACACCGGGTACTGCAACCGGGTGGAGGACTTCCGCCTGGTGCCCGGCATCATGGAATTGGTGCGCGCCTACCGCAGCCAGGGTTACCTGCCCATCGTGGTGACCAATCAGGCCGGGATCGCCCATGGCTTCCTGACTGCCGTCGACCTGGAGGCAATCCATAGCCACATGGCGACCCATTTCATCATCGCCGGCTGCGACCTGCACGACATCTACTTTTGCCCCGACAAGGAAGGCCCCAACCGCAAACCCGAGCCCGGCATGCTCCTGCAGGCCCAGCGTCACCACGACATCGACATGCCCAACAGCATCATGATCGGCGACAACATCACCGACGTCGAAGCCGGCCGGCGCGCTGGTGTGGGCTGCTGTATTCTGATCCCCTCCAACAACCTGGGCGCGGTGCCGCTGCCGCGCTGACCCATCATGAACCCTGCCGAAACAACCCTGACAATCCACGCCAAGAAGGTCGCAGTCGACTTCCTGGAAGGCGATGCCACAGCGCAAACGCTATTCGAGCGGGATGGCGGCAAGGTTCACATGCACTTTGACGAGATGATCGTGGCGCAGATCAACCCATCCTCTGTGAAGGTCACGCTTCTCTGGCAGGGCAAACCCTGCGCTGAAATGGCGGTTGACTGCGCACTGTCGTCTGGGGCAAACCTGTATTTGCTTGGCATTGAGGGCCGCGTAGCCGTCACTCTGGGCTGATACCCCCGAACTGGCTGGACGCAGTACCACTGCCACGTCGACACTGATCCCGCCCCGTCAATGGCAAGGAACATCGCGCTGGCCACGCATCATCACTTCAGGAGAACCCTATGTTGAGAACCCTTCGCTCCCTGGCTGTAATAGCCGTCCTGGCCCTGGTCGCCAGCGTGGACTTTGTCCGCGACACCGCCATCGCCGCTTACACGGCAGCCAAACGCACCGCAGCCTTCGTGTTCGACTTGGGCATGACCCTGGTGGCCACCGAGCCGCAGCCGACCAGCACCCCGCAGTTCCACCGAATGCAGGAATACCGCCAGCGCCAGGAACGCCGTGAACGCCCGCTGATTGAATCCACGTGGCGCATGTGCCCATCGGGCTGAATCTTCCCCAAGACTGGTATGCGGTGGTAACCCCACCAACCCCCAGGAAGGCCCGCCACGAGCGGGCTTTTTCACGCCCGCCGCCCGGTTACCCCCGGCTCGAATGGCCCGATGCACCCTGCGTCGGCATCATCGCCGGCCATGAATGCAAACTTAACGCCAACCTTAACAAGCCATGGTTGCCAAGCGTAAGGCCGTCGACCGGGAGCGCCTGGAACTGGACTATCGGGCAGGGCTGCACACCTTCAAGGAGATGGCCGCCGCCCATGGCCTGTCAGGCCCGCGCATCAAGCAGATCGCCGACCAGGAGGGCTGGACCCGAGACCTGGGCGCCAAGATCCGCCAGACCGCCCTGGCCAAGCTGTCAACCCCACCACCCAACCCCGGCAAGGTCCAGACCGAGGCTGAGATCGTCGAGCAGGGGTCCGACAACATCGTCACCATTGTGCTGGCCCACCAGCGCGACGCCGGCCGGGTGCGTCAACTGGCGATGACCATGCTCCAGGAGCTCGAGGCTGCCACCCGGGCCCCGATGCTGCTGCAAGACATGCAGACCATCATCACTCTGCACGCGGCAGGCGAGCAGGTGCCCCACGACATGCTCAACCGTGCAGACCTGGCGCTACACCAGGTCATGACCCTGGACAGCCGAGCCGGCACCCTCAAGAGCTTGTCCGAGACCCTGACCAAGGTGGTCGCCATCGAGCGCGAGGCCCATGGCGTGGGCACGGGGGACCCGAACAAGCCACCACCAGCCGACCCTGCCGTCGGCGCCTTCACCGACTTCCAGGCCTTCAAGTCGAAATTCATGGCCGCCGTTGCGCGGCACAACCCAGGAGTGATCGAGCAATGAAACCCAAGATCATCGTGGTGGGCGACGTCATGCTCGACCGCTACATCCATGGAGCGGTGGAGCGCATCAGCCCCGAGGCGCCGATCCCCATCCTGCGCCGCACGCACATCGAGGACAGGGCAGGGGGCGCAGCCAACGTGGCAGCCAACTTGGCAAGCCTGGGCGCCGACGTCATGCTGGTGGGTGCGATCGGCGCTGACAAGGAGGGCGATGTCCTGGGCGAACTGTGCAGGGCCATCAGCCCGCGGTACTTGACGCTCAACGGCACATGGGGCCTGACCACGGTCAAGGAGAGGTACGTGTGCGCCGGCCAGCAGATGCTGCGGGTGGACCAGGATGGCGCCCGGCCGACCGAGCGGGCCCTGGGCGACATCAGGCAGGCGGTGGATGGGCACATGAAGACTGCCCAGGCGCTGGTCCTGAGCGACTACGCCGGCGGGGTGCTGGCTGACCCGCAACCCATGATCCAGCGCGCCAAGGCGCACGGCGTGCCGGTTTACGTGGACCCCAAGGGCACCGACTGGGAGCGCTACCGCGGCGCCACGCTGATCAAGCCCAACGAGATCGAGCTACGGGCGGTAGTGGGGGAGTGCGACTACCCGGAATTGCTGCGCCGGGGCGCCGCCCTGCTGCGCCAGCTTGGCATCGACCAGATGCTGGTTACCCACGGCGCCGGCGGCATGACCCTGGTGGATCGCATTGGCGACTACCACCACCAACCAGCCAAGAGCGGCCCCGTGGTTGATGTCACGGGCGCCGGAGACACCGTGCTGGCCTGCGTGGCGTACCTGCGTGCACAAAACCCCCCGCTGGCTTGGCCTGAGGTTCTCCAGATGGCGGCCAAAGGCGCTGCGGCAGTCTGCGCGCGTCATGGGACATCGGTGGTGAAGCCGCAGGACTTCCTTTTCACACTGCGCGAGACCGAGCCAGCATGAACCACCCCAACCACCACCGCATAGTCGCCCAGGCTCTGGGTGACGCCCACCGGGCCACGATCGCCCTGATGGGCAACCAGGGCATGCTCAGCACCATCGCCGAGGCAGGGTCAGCCCTTGGCGCCGCCCTGAAGTCCGGGCACAGGGTGTTTTCCTGCGGCAACGGCGGCAGCATGGCCGATGCCATGCACTTCGCCGAGGAACTGACCGGCCGGTACCGCGAGGACCGCCCTCCGCTGGCGGCCACGGCCATCAGCGACCCGACGCACCTGACCTGCGTGGCCAATGACTTCGGGTATGCCGAGGTGTTCAGCCGCTACATCGAGGCCCATGGGCGCCCGGGCGACTGGCTGCTGGCCATCAGCACCAGCGGCAAGAGCCCCAATGTCCTGCTGGCTGCTGACATGGCGCAAGACAAGGGCATGGTGGTGATTGGATTGAGTGCCAATGGGTGGAGCGGCCCCTACGCCGGTCACATCGACTACGACATCCGCACCGGCCCGCCCAACACCACCAGCGACCGCGTGCAGGAGATGCACATCAAGGTCATCCACATCCTGATCGAACTGGTGGAGCGGGTGGCATTCGGAATCGGCAAATGATTCCAGCCCTCTCCAAGAGCGCCCTTCACCAACTGGGCCTGCTGCACCCGGTCCTGCAGGCCGCGCCGTTCGCCGGCATCTGTGAGCTCTGGGAGATGATCGAGGCCGACTTCGGCATCGCCGGGCGCGCCTGGCTGGGGCGCCACGACCGCTATTTCCTGCTGACCCGCATCCTGCACCGCGTTGACGCCTTCCACCCATGGCTGTACGCCAGGTGCCGGGAGGTCGAGGCGGCTCCGGACGGCTACCTGGACCTGTGGGCACGGGAGCACTACAAGTCCACCATCATCACCTTTGCCGGGATCGTGCAGGAGATCGCCCGCAACCCCGAGATCACGATCGCCATCTTCAGCCACACCAAGCCGGTGGCGCGCAAGTTCCTGAACCAGATCAAGAAGGAAATGGAGAGCAACGCGGAGTTGCAGGAGACCTACCCCGATGTGTTCTGGGCAGACCCCAAGCGCCAGGCGCCGCAGTGGTCCGAGGAGAAGGGGCTGATCGTTCAGCGCACGACCAATCCCAAGGAGGCCACGCTCGAGGCCCACGGCCTGGTGGACGGCCAGCCAACCGGCGCCCACTTCATGCTGCGCGTGTACGACGACGTGGTGACCCTGGAGAGCGTCAACACGCCCGAGCAGGTGCAAAAGACCACCACCGCCTGGGAACTGTCGGACAACCTGGGCGCGCGCGGCGAAAACGGCCTGCTGCGATCATGGCACGTGGGCACCCGGTACAGCTTTGCCGACACGTACCAGGTCATCATCGACCGCGGCGCGCTCAAGGTGCGCATCTACGCGGCCACAGACAACGGCCTGATGGACGGACACCCGGTGTTCCTGAGCCTGGCGGCATGGGCCGACAAGAAGCTCAAGCAGTCCGATGCGGTGATCGCCTGCCAGCAGCTGCAAAACCCGGCCGCCGGCACCCAGGCCATGTTCCACCGCGACTGGCTGCAATTCATCGACATCCGGCCATCGACGCTCAACGTCTACATCATGTGTGACCCGGCGCACTCCAAGAAGAAGGATTCGGACAACACTGCCTTCGCGGTGGTGGGCGTCGATGCGGCGAACAACAAGTACCTGCTCGATGGCTTTCGCCACAAGATGGGACTCAAGGAACGCTGGGAGGCGCTGCGCGGCCTGCGACGCATCTGGATGCGCCAGCCCGGCGTGCAGATGGTCAGGTGCGGGTACGAGCGGTACGGCATGCAGGCCGACATGGAGTACTTCGAGCTCGAGATGATCCGTGACAAGGAGGCCTTCGAGATCATCGAACTGTCCTGGACCAGCGACGGCACCAAGGCCAAGGACGACCGGGTGCAGCGCCTGCAGCCCGATTTCAAGGGAAAGAAGTTCTATCTGGCCATGGACTGCCGGCGCAAGACACCGCTGCGCGACCGGGACAACTCCATCGTGATGGGCGCCGACGGCAAGCCGGTGATGGTGTGGGAGCCCTACGAGACCGCCAACCAGAAGAAGGTGCGCGCCGGCGGCCAGGCCTTCCGTATCTTCAGCCCGGTGCGCGCCAAGGACCACGAGGGCAACGTCTACAGCCTGAACAAAGGATTCCTGGACGAGTACCTGACATACCCATTCAGCGCCAAAAAGGACTTGATCGACGCCGTATCGCGGCTCTACGACATGGAGCCAGTACCCCCGGTGCTGATAGACGAGAGCGCACTGGAACCCGAAACTTTCGTCGATTGAACCCAGGAGCAGCCCATGGCAACCGCACCCCGCCAAGACCCGATGACCGTCGTTCGCACCAGCACGGCGCTGTGGGGCGACCTTGTGCGCGCCGCCCGCGGCGACGAGGTGGAGATGCAGCCACACGATCCTGCCTACCAGTGGAGCAACGGGCGCACCCACTACGAGGTCAACCCCTACGGATGGACCCAAGATGACCCAGCGCCTTAGCCTGCAGGACTTCCGTGACCGTGCAGCGCCTGACCAGTACGTGGCGCCGGACACCTACGACGCCCTTCCCGATGCCATCAAGGCCATCGTGAGCGTCACCGAGTACGCCTGGCTGTCGGCCGCCGAGAAGCATCGCCTGACCCAGGACATGACCGAACCGGAGCCCGAATCGTGACCAACGAACTGATGACCGCCGAGCCCATCCTGCGCGCGAATGACGAGGTGATCGCCAAGGAGGTCGCAGACCTGCTTCTGCAGCACTACCCGGGCTACCTGTGGGCGGTGTCCATCGACAGCCGCGAGACCGTGGGCATGCTCGACATCCGCAACCTGAGCCTGTCGGGCAAATGGGGATTCCGCCTGCCGCTCAAGCAGTACTTGGACGGCATGGACACACGCAGGAAGATCGTGCGCGCCGGCGGCGAGATGCTCGAGCGTTACCGCATGCCGCGCCGAGGCTTCAGCGCCGCGGACTACAGCCACATCCCCACCGATCGACACGGAAACTTCAAGGCCGACCTATGACCAACGACCTGCAAGCCACTTCCACGACCGCATCCAGGGACTACCTGTCGCTGGCGCGCGACGCATTCACATCGAGTACCACGTTCTTCGACGCATCAATCCGAAGCCCGGTGGAGGCGGCGCTGCGACAGTTCCAGGGCATCCACCCCCAGGGCAGCAAGTACCACACCGACCAATACCGCAGCCGGTCGCGCCTGTTCCGGCCCAAGACCCGCACCAGCGTACGCAAGAACGAGGCGGTGGCCAGCGAAGCGTTCTTCAGCACCAACGACGTGGTGGACATCAGCGCCGAGGACGAGGACAACCCGATCCAGCGCGCCAGCGCCGCGGTCAAGAACAGCCTGCTGAACTACCGGTTGCGCAAGTCCATCCCGTGGTTCCAGATCCTGATGGGCGCCTACCAGGACGCCCAGGTCACCGGCACGTGTGTGAGTTACCAGTATTGGAACTACAACGCCAAGAAGGGCATCGACAAGCCCTGCATCGACCTGCGACCGCTGGAGAACATCCGCATTGACCCGGGATCCGACTGGGCCGACCCGATTGGCACCAGTCCGTACATCATCGACATGCTCCCGATGCGGATCATGGACGTGAAGGCCCGCATGACCAATCCGGACCCGACCACAGGCCAACCTCGATGGGCCAAGCTCGATGACGGCGCCATTCTGGCCGCCCAGCAGTCCTACAGCGACACGACCCGCCAGACCCGGGAGCGCGGGCGCACCGACAGCAAGGACCAGAGCGCGCAAATCAACGAGTTCGCCATCGTCTGGGTGCACCGCATCATCATGGAGATCGACGGCGAGGACGTGGTGTATTACACCCTGGGCACCCACGCGCTGCTGTGCAACCCGATCCCGATCAAACAGGCCTACTGGCACGGCAAGCGACCATACGTGATGGGCTGCTGCGTCATCGAGACGCACAAGATCTACCCTGACGGCCCGGTGGGCATCAGCAAGGATGTACAGGCCGAAATCAACGAGGTCACCAACCAGCGCATCGACAACGTGAAGTTCGCCATGAACAAGCGGTACTTTGTGCGCCGCAACCAACAGGTCGACCTGCGCTCGATCACGCGCAATGTGCCGGGCTCCATCACCATGATGAACGACCCGGAAAAGGATGTGAAGATCCAGGACACCCCGGACGTCACTGCCAGCGCATACCAGGAGCAGGACCGCCTGAACCTGGACTTCGACGACGTCACCGGGTCATTCAGCCAGGCCAGCGTCAACAGCAATCGCAAACTCAACGAGACCGTGGGCGGGCTCAAGCTGCTGACCAACGACGCCAACCAGATGGGCGCCTACCAGTTGAAAACCTTCGTGGAGACCTGGGTCGAGCCGGTGCTCACCCAGCTGCTGCTGCTCGAGCAACACTACGAGACCGACGCCCTGGCCCTGCAATTGGCCAGCAAGGAGGCCGCCAAGCTCATGGAACTGACATCTGGGCAGATGATCGGACCCGAGCTCATGGACGAACTGCTGGACGCAGAGGTCACGCTGACGGTCAATGTGGGCATCGGCGCCACCAACCCGCAGGACAAGATCAATTCGTTCATGAAGTCCATGACCAACCTGCGCGAACTGCTGGCCGACGGGGTGCTGGAGCGGTACAACCTGGACGTGGGCGAGGTGATCAAGGAACTGTTCGGCAAGCTGGGCTACAAGAACGGCAGCCGGTTCTTCAAGAGCGAGGAGGGCCTGTCCCCGATGGAAAACGCCATGCGCGCCACCATCCAGGAGCTGCAGGCCAAACTGGCGCAGAAGACGGCCCCGGAACTGGTGGACGCCCAGGTGCGCAAGCTCGATGCCGAGGTGCAGAAACTTGGTGCGCAGATCCCGGCCGAGGTCGCCAAGACCTTCAAGACCAACATGGAGGCCTTCTTTGCCACCCTGCAAGGTGCGCAGATGCTGGCCACGGTGCCACAACTGGCACCAAGTGCGGACCGGCTGGCCCAGGCATCGGGCTACCAGAACCCCAACCCGGCCGGCGTGGACCCCAACCTGGTGGCGCCTGGCGCACCACTGGCGGAACTGACTCAGAACGCGGTGAAAGACCCGCGAACCGGCATCGAATTCACCCCGGGCGGCGCCGTGGCCGGCGACACCACGCCCACCACGCCGGCCAGCCCCGAGAGTGCGGCGGCAGGCGCAAACAAGGGCATTGAGACTGCGCGGGCCGACTCATGAGCGACGACGCACAAGGCGAAGGGGGATCCTCCGTTCGCGACCTGTTCAAGTCCGTCGAGCTTGGCCTCGACGCCCGCCAGTTCCTGGATTCCGAGCTTGGCCACTATGTGCGCAAACGCGCCCTGGACGAGATGTATGCAGCCACGCAGACGCTGACCGAGGTCGATCCGTTCGACCACAAGGCGATCGTGCACGCCCAGGTTTCCCACAAGGTCGCAGCCGCGGCCCTGTCCTGGCTGGCCCAGGCCATAGAGGCAGGCACCCAGGCCGAGGGCACGCTGGTGTCCTTGGAACAGCCCGACTGACCAAGTGTTTTTCACCCACCATTAACCACCAGGAGCCATCATGCCCCGCGACACTGACGAATCGACGCCCACCGCCCACACCCCCACCGAGCAGGAGGTAGCGCAGAACCCCCGCATGCTGGCCATGGATGCCATCCGGGTGCAGCGCGACGGCGATGAGGACGACAACACCTCGACCGGCGCCGACGACCAACTGGCCCTGCAGACCGAAACTGCACCGCGGGTGCTCACCGATGGCCTGGACCGGACCATGGTGCGCGTCAAGGTCGACGGCGTGGAGCAGGAGATCCCGGTGGCCGATGTGGTGCGCTCCTACCAGAAGGATGCAGCCGCCCAGGCCCGGCTCAACGAGGCCACGCGCGTGCTCGAGGAGGCCCGGCGCACTGCCGCCGCAGCAACGAAACCCCCGGCTCAGGTGGAACAACCGGCCGCACCCACGCACACTACGCCCACTCCCGAGCCGGAAACGGTCAAGGGGTTCGTGGAAGCCCTGTTTGAGGGAGACACGGAGAAGGCGGTAGAGGCGTTTGCCAAGCTCGGTCTGAACACAGGGCGCTCCGATGGAGCCACCCTGGACCTGGAGCAAGTGCAGGCGCAACTGACGCCAGCGATCAAGCAGCAACTGATTGACGACAGTGCTCTGGAGAGGTTCGAGAAGGCAAACGCCGATCTGGCGGCCGACCCACACCTCGTGAGCGTGACGAACGGCTTCATTCAGGACGCGGTGAACGGGGGAACCCCGTATGCCGAAGCCCTGGAAGCCGGCGCGAAACGCACACGGGACTGGCTGGCCTCCATTGGAGCAGCGAAGCCTGGCCCTGAACCGACCCCAAGTGCTCACCAACCATCAAAGCTGGAGCGCAAGGCAAGCATCGACGAGGTGCAGGCCTTGAACAGGACTGCGAACACCACGCAGGACGCGCCGGCCTCGACATCCACTGTGATTGCCGAGATGAAAAGGGCGCGTGGCCAGGGGTAGATCTCTCCCCTTTTGCTGTGGTGCAAGTAGTCCCCAACCTTGTTTATTGGGGAAAGCATCATGGCAACAGGTCAAATTTGGGTCACCAACTCGCTGGGCGGGTACATGTATTCGGACAACCTCTCGAAGGTTCTCCGGATGGCAGTGCAGCCCATGGTCAAGTTCCGTCAGTTCGCTGACATCAAGGACGCCGCCCTGCAGGAAAAGAAAAAGGGCGACGCATTCCACTGGGACGTCTTCTCGGACGTGGCAACCCGCGGCACCACGCTGACGGAAACCACCACGATGCCCGAGACGAACTTCACGATCACCCAGGGCACCATGACGATCACCGAGTATGGCAACAGCGTGCCGTACACCGGAAAGCTCGACGACCTGTCGGCGCTGCCGGTCAAGGAGATCATCAACAAGGTGCTCAAGACTGACGCGAAGAAGGTGTTCGACATCGCCGCCTGGACGCAGTTCAACGCCTGCAAGCTGCGTGTCGTGCCGGCCACCTCTGGCACCGCCACCGACGCGATCACGCTGACCACCAACGGCACCTGCACCGGGACCAACAACCTGGCGCTGGGCACCGGGCACGTGAAGGCCATCGTGGACTTGATGAAGGAGCGCAACATTCCGCCCTACATCAAGGACGACTACATGGTCCTGAGCCACCCCTCGACGTACCGCGGCTTCAAGAACCAGTTGGAGGCGCTGCACACGTACACCGAGACGGGCTTTGCGATGATCCTCAACGGCGAGATCGGCCGGTACGAGAACTGCCGCTTCGTGGAGCAGACCAGCATCCCCAAGGGTGGCGCGGCCGACAGCACGACCTTCGCTCCGCAGACCGACACGGCGGATGCGTGGGACAACGCCAAGTCCAGCTGGGCCTTCTTCTTCGGTGACGACACCGTGGCCGAGGGCATCGTGATCCCCGAGGAAATGCGCGGCAAGATCCCGAGCGACTACGGTCGCAGCCGGGGCATCGCCTGGTATTACCTGGGCGGGTTCGGCCTGGTGCACACCCTGGGCGACAACAACGCTAGGATTGTCAAATGGGACAGCGCCAGCTGATGGCCCTACCGCCCTGGCCATAAGCCGGGGCGGGTTCTGAAACACCCTCGTTCACTTCAAGGAGCCCATCATGGCCTACGATACCCCCAACCACACCATCCGCCGCGAGTATTCGGCGACCACTGTTGCCGGCGCCACCACCGAGTCGCTGACATCGAAGTTCCGCTCGTTCCAGAAGATCCGCCTGAAGAAAGCGCATGCCGTTGCCATCGTCGCTGGCACGGCTACCACGCACGGCTTCACCATCAAGGTCGGCACGACCTCGGTGGGCGCGATCTCGCTGGGCACCAGCGCGGCCGGCTCGATCGCATCGAGCGCCGCACTGAATGTGACGGTTGAATCCATGACGCAGATCTCTGCCACGTCGCTTGCGGACGCCACCGGCGTCTCGGGCATCGTCTACGAGTACGAAGTCCTGCCGGACGCTGTGCAGTCCTGATACCCCCGCACTGCGTTGCACCTCCAAAAAGCCGGGCCTACTATGGGCCCGGCTTTTTCATTTCCACACCAGGAGTGCAACCATGGATGACAGCAAAGGATCGGGCGGCATGTACAAGCCCAACGGCAAACTGCAGGGCGACACCAGCGCCATGCCATCGAAGGGCACCGGCACCGCGGTGACCGACACCTACGGCGCCGACATCGGCCAGGATGCATGCAACTGCATCGAGGAAAACATCTCCCGCGCCACGCGCAGCGACGGCATGGAGGCTGCGTAACATCATGGCCACCACACTCGACCGCAAGCGCCCCTATGGCACCGTGCATGGCGGCACCGGCAACACCGCCTTCGAGCAAGACGGCAAGGAATTCGACGCGCAAGGCCGCGAGATCGTGAAAGCCAGGCAAGCCGCGGCGCCCGTCAGCCAGGGCGCGCCGGCCGGCAACCAGTCGGCCGTGGCTCACGTCACCAAGGACTCGCAGGGCAACCTGTTCCGCGACGGCGAGATCATCGACACCGAGGACATGACCGTGGAGTCGGTGCGCGCGCTGGCCAATGACATGGGCCTGGGCCTGCACCGTGCGATCGGCAAACCCAAGGCACTGGCCGCCATCATGGAGGCCGCCGGACCCGTGGACCAACTGGCAACGCAACTGGGCGAGTGACATGCCACTCGACCGCAGCCGTCCCTATGGGACAACCCACGGCGGGGCCTCCTACGCCTTCGAGCAGGACGGCAAGTTCTACGACATCAACGGCAACGACCCGGAGAACCCCATCTCGCTGGTGGGCGCTGGCGCGATCGAGGACTTGTGCCTTATCGCGTCCGCGGCGCCGGCCGGATGCTTCGTCGAATTTGGCGTGTACCAGGGCGGGACCGCATGGCACCTCGCCAAGATCGCCCGCCAGCAGGATCGCCCGCTGTACCTCTACGACACCTTCACGGGCATTCCGTGCAAGGCCGACATCGACTCGCACCAGATTGGCGACTTCAACGACACCACGCTGGCGCAGGTGCAGCGCGCCATCCCAGATGCCATCTACTGCGTGGGGACATTCCCGGAGACCCTGGTGGACATGCCGCCCATTGCCTTCGTGCACGTGGATGCAGACCAGTACCAGAGCCTGAAGGACGCAATCCGACTGTTCGTGCCGCGCATGGTCAAGGGCGCCAGCATCGTGTTCGACGACTACAAGTGTCTGGCCGGCGCAGACCAGGCGATTGCCGAGTGGGAGGCCGAACTGGGCTACAAGATCGCCGAGACGCGGTGCCAGAAAGGCTGGTGGACAAAGCCATGACATGGAACATCGACGACCCGCAGGGGGGTGAATCCCTGAAATGCCGCTGGGACGTGGTGCCCTACATCCGGGGCAAGGGCATCGACATCGGCTGCGGGCCGACCAAGGTGATGCCCCACGTCATCGGCATCGACAGCCTGAAGGATGTCACCCTGTTCGGTGTGGAGATGAAGCCCGATCTGGTGTGCGAGGATGCCACCAAGCTGGCCATCCCCGACGCCGATCTGGACTTTGTGTTCTCCAGCCACCTGCTCGAGCACATCGAGGACACCACCGCCGCCCTGCGCGAGTGGTGGCGCGTGCTCAAGGTGGGCGGGTATCTGGTGCTGTACCTGCCGCACCGGGATCTGTACCCGCGCATCGGCCAGCCGGGCGCCAACCCGGACCACAAGCACGATTTCACAAATGCCGACATCGACCACGAAATGCGGGAGTTCGCCAGCTACTCGCTGTTGATCAACGAGGTGCGCAGCGAAGGTACTGAGTATTCGTTCCTGCAGGTGTATCGCAAGGAGCGCGCCGGCGTAATGAACGGGATTGCCTACAGCGCCCCGAAACCAGCCAAATCCGCCTGCGTGGTCCGCTACGCCGGCGGCATCGGCGACATGATCCAGGCCAGCGGCGTCCTGCCCGAGCTCAAGCGCCAGGGTTTTCACGTCACCGTGATGACCACCCCCCGCGGCCAGGACTTGCTGCGCGAGGATCCGCACATCGACGACTGGGTGATCCAGGACAACGACCAGGTGCCCAATCACTGCCTGCCCGACTACTGGGCCGTGTGGGAAAAGAAGTTCGACCGCTTCATCAACCTGTGCGAGTCGGTGGAGGGCACGCTCTTGGCCATCCCCGGCCGCAGCGCCCACAAGTGGCCCGACAACCTGCGACGCTCGATGCTCAACCAGAACTATGGCGAGTTCGTTGCCCGCATTGCGGACGTGCCCTACAAGAGCGAAGCGCAGTTCTACCCGACCCACGAGGAGGAGATCGACGCGGGCCGCTACGTGCACAACCTGCGCTGGGGCAAGCCGGCATTCGCCATCCTGTGGGCCCTGGCCGGCTCCAGCCTGCACAAGGCCTACCCGCACATGGACGACGTGATCGCCAATGTGCTGGCAGCCATGCCAGAGGCGGTGGTGATCTTCACCGGCGACGAGCTCTGCCAGATCCTCGAGGCCGGATGGGATGGCAACGCGCGCGTGAAGGCCAGGAGCGGCAAGACCACCATCCGTCAGGATCTGGCGCTGGCGCAGCGCATGCACTGCGTGGTGGGCCCGGAGACCGGGGTACTCAACTCCGTGGCCTTCGAGCCCATGGCCAAGGTGGTGATGCTCTCGCATTCGAGCCACGAGAACCTGACCAAGCACTGGATCAACACGACCGCGCTGACCGCCCAGGGCGCACCGTGCTACCCGTGCCACCGCCTGCACTACGGGTGGGAGTACTGCCACGAGGACAAGGACACCGGAACCGCCCTGTGCCAGGTGACGATCTCCCCGCGCATGGCGTTTGATGCCATCTCCCAGGCCTACCGCCAGTGGAAGGAAAGCCAGAAATGAACCTCAACTCCCTGATCAACACGGCCGCCACGCGCGTGGATGACCTGGCCGCCGGCAAGCTCTGGAGCCGGGCCGAGTGGATCGAGTACGCCAACGACGCCCAGGACGAGGCCTGCCGGCGCGCGCGCCTGCTGGTGGACTCCACCACCGCGGCGGTGTGCTCCATCACCCTGTCGGACGGCACGCCCACCTACGACCTGCACGACTCCATCATCTTTGTGCGCCGCGTGCGGCTGGTGCAGGTGTCCGATGGCGTGGCGCTCAAGGTGCTGGGCCGCGTCCATGCAGCGGACCTGGACCGGGACGTGGGCCCGCAGTGGCAGGAGGAGGTGGGCCAGCCCCGCGGCTACGTGCCCGACATCGACGACCACCAGCTGCGCCCGTACCCGACGCCGGACACCGACGAGTGGAAGGCCACGCTCACCGTGGCGCGCACAGCCCTCGTTCCAGCGGTCAACGAGACGTACCCCATGGAGGACGGCGACGACGAGCCGGAGATCCGCAGGCGCCACCACCTGGGGCTGGTGAACTGGATGCTCTATCGGGCCTACAGCAAGCAGGACAGCCAGTGCTACAACCCGAAGGCCGCGGCGATGTTCCTGGCCGACTTCGAGGCCGAGTTTGGCAAGAAGTCCAGCGCGATCGACGAGGCGTGGCTGGCGCACCAGCAGGACTTCACAGAGGCCGAAGGCAACTTCTGAT